CCTCTTGCGAGAGATCTAAGCTCTGGAGCGCCTAGGTTATTAGTTCTGTAGGTATTCATCTCTGGTGTTGGAACACTGCTGTAGTTTCTTGTTCTAGCTCCTGCTGGGCGCTTATCGGTCGCTACTTTCTGGTAGACTTTGCCTTTTGCGCCCTTGGTTATATATTTATTACCTGTTCTTGCACGCTTACCAAGAGACTTGGCAAGGCGTGGTGAATTACGAGAGCCGGGGGGTGCTGCTAGAAGTGCGGATTCTTCACCGCCTCCTGTTTCTTCGCCTCCACCTTCGTCGCCGCCTAGATCGAGTCCACCATCATCGCCGCCACCGAGGTCTAAACCGCCACCTTCATCACCGCCGCCTAGGTCGAGACCGCCACCTCCACCGGCTTCACCGCCACCTGTAGCAGCAGCTTCAGCAACACCCTCAAGGGCTGTATCATGCTTGCGGTCGTAGAACATTTCGCGCTGGTTGCGTAGGAACTCTTCATGAGACATTCCAAAAATGTTGTCGGCAACCCATCGACGCGAAAAGTAACCTTCAGTAGCAGAAGCAGCAATATCAAACTTGCTCTTCCAGTGCTCTAATTCTTGTAGCTCTGCAATCTTGCTTGGGTTGTTGAGAGCGAGCTTGAAGTTTAGAAGGTCTTCGCCTCTGTATCCAAGAGTATAAAGGTGAATAATTCCAACCTTCTCTAGTTCGTGAATAACAGAACGCTGTAGGCGCTGGATGGTACGAGCAAAACGAATGTCTTTTGTTGCTAGTGTGGTTTTATCTTCCTGTGCTCCCTCACCCATTGTAAGATAAGCCTGTGGGATCTTAATAGCAGAGAACATCTTGTCGCGGAGATATTTGATGTCGTCAATTGCGGTCGTATTCTGTCCGCCTCCGAGGTTCTGAATGTCTGTAACAGAACCAGCACGAACAGGGATATAATAGTCTTCTTCAATTGATAGCGGATTGTATCGAAGATCAATGCGACCAGTATCCTTGTCAACAATTGTATGTCTCTTTAACTGAGATACAATCTTTTGCATAAACTGCTCTACTTCTTGTGGAGGAACAGCGCCAACATCAATCTTGAAAACCTTACGCTCAGAAGAACGAACAATACGGTATGCCATCATTGCATCTTCCATAAGGGTAAGCTGACGCCAGATGCGTCGTGCTGGCTCAAGGACAGATGTTCCATATGGAGAATATTTATCGTTTCCAAGAATACGGAAGTGTGCAACCTGCCAGTTCTCGAAAGTCATACCACCAGAGTTCCACTGGTATTGTATGTAATCGGGGTTTGTTGCGTCCATGCCCTCTAATCTTTCTACTTCTTGTAGTGGTAGGGCAATTGTAGACTTGATTCCAACATTGTCATCAATATCAAGATAAAGAACAAAATCACCATACTTGCACATTGTTCGACACCACCCAAACAAGTTGTGTTCGATATTCATAATATTGTGATAAAGAATATTTAGGACAGCCTTGATCTCATCATTGCGACACTTGATGTTTAGCATTGGAGATAGAGCAGAGAATGTGGTCATCTCGTCTGCATAGATATCTAAAGCAGATGCCAACTCTGGCATATATTCCATTTGGTCAAAGTCGATGTAACGCTCTGACCTACGCTGATTTGCAATAGCGTTGGCAGCGATGGTATCTAGTGGATTGTAAGACTGCTTCTTAAACTGCTGTCCCGATGCTGATTTAAATCTTGTAGAATACTTGTCAAGATGCTGCCTACGAATCTTGCGACCGGATTCGGAACGGTAATTGATAATAGGTCCAGAGAACAGACGAGTCAAAGACCTGAAAAGCTGTGAATCTCTATTTGCTGGATTGCTACCTTGTTTGGGATTTTGTGGTGCCATTTATTTTCTCACTTAATTATCCACATATATTGTGAATATAGGTTTTTTGCTTCATTCATTTTACTAGTAGTATCGTTACCTGTGTAGCCAATTTGTCCTCTTATCTGTGTATTTAGGGTAGTTCTGGAAGTCATGATTGAATCTACAAACGCTTTTTGGTAGTTTAGGTCTCGGGCGTTTGTCTGAAGGGCAGTATCTCTAACCCAACAGCAAATCGCAAGAGCCATCACCAAGTCATCGTTATAGCCCCTCATGGCTTGTGGTTTCCCGTTGTACCAAATAAAAGTACGGAACTCGTTTGCTAAACGCGAAGAATACGTTTTAACTAGTTTGTTTCTCATAAACTCTTCTAACTTGGCTACGATGAGTGGTCTGGTCTTACTTGTAGTTGAGAAGCCTGCGATTGCTCCCGACTTGTGTTCGCCAAGGTGTTGGTCAATGTATTCGTGCGTGGACTTGATAGAGTAATAGAGGTTGGGGTAGCCATACTCTACCAGTTTATCTATGACGGTATAACCAATGGAGTTATTTTCTACGACGAGCATAGCATTGCCAAACTCTCTACCGACCTGATTTAGCATATTAGCGTAGAGGTCAGGCGTTGGCTTGCCCATATACTCTCCAATGATCTCCATCGTTTCAAGTTTCAGAATATGGAATGTAGAACTATCTGCGCCGTCTCCTCGTGCAACGTCTGCTGCCATGAGGTAATTGCAACTTGGGTCATATTCTTCCCAGATCCAAAAGTTTCTATCAAAGCCAGTCTTGTGCTTTGGCTCTTTGATATTGGACATAATCCATTCCATATTCTCTGGATCAATGACAGTTTCACCGGACGTGTTGAAGTTACACTCCAACTCCTGAGCGATCTGTCTTCTGGACATATTCTTGGTTTCTTTCTTGAACCATTCTTCGTCTCTATCTGGGTGAACCCACCACATAAGCGTCGTGAGATTGAAATTATTTTCTCCGCTCTCGGCACCTACGCAGGTTTTGTGGAACCAGTTACCGACACCGTTTGGTGTGGAGATCGCAATACAACGACCACCGGTTGATAGTGTCGGGTATAGACCAGTCCATAGTTCTTCTAGACCTTCAATGTGTCCAGCCTCGTCAAGAACGAGAAGTGATAGTGCCTCGGAGCGACCAGCATCACCAGAAGTGGAGGCAGCCTTGATAGAAGAACCATTGGACAACTCGAAGGACGTGCGGTTGTCGGTCGTAATATTCGCAATCCTGATCCAGTCAGGAAGGTTCTTCATAATGTTCTTGACTTTTCGGACCAAGTTACCTGCTGTCTCAAACTTGGTCGCCATAACAAGAATGGTCTTGTCGCGGTGGAACAACATCATCCAAACAATGTAGCCAGCGGTAATCGTTGAGATACCTAGCTGACGACCCTTGTTGATAATATTGAAGCGATAGTCGTTAAAGTCTTCTAGTAGTTGATCCTGATAATCAAATGTCTTAAACAACATAAGCCCGTGCATCGGGTGAGAGATGCGGGCATAGTTTTTTAGGAAGTAAGAAGGATCTTTACCACACTTAACGACTTCTTTGAGTATTTGTTGTTTCGTTAACTTTGGCATTCATCTTTCTTTATTCTTTTTTGCCAGAGTTTGCGGGTCTCTTGTCGTTAGGGGCACGCTTACCAAGACCGCCCTGCTTCATAAATGCTTCCCAACCAGCAGCGAGTTTGTCCTCTGTTGCTTCGCCAACAACAGCAACCTCTTCCATACCGCCAATCTTGTATTCCATAACGGCGGTGACCCAAGAGCGGACGCGTGATGAGTTCTCTACACGAATGTCAATCTCGCCCTGCTTAGTTAGCGAAGGAGTAGAGCCAGTAATCTTACGTGCTTCTTTCTTAAGAAACTTAACAATCTCATTCATTTGTGATTCGACATCAGACTCAAAACCATTAGCGTATACTTCCTTGAGTTGCACTTCTGACATGTAAGAAAGTCTCATAATGTTGCCATGAAACTTGACATTGAAGCCGTCCATGACACGCTTGTCGATAAGAGGGTTACCCTCTTCTCTCTTAAGTCCTGCCTTGATGGGTTCGCCATCTTCGGTCATTGCGCCGTCGTAGGCGTTTGCTGCGGCTTGTGATAAGCCTTGGACGATTTCGTAAACTGTTGCCATTGTGTAGTATTCCTTTGAAATAAATAGTTTATTATTTTTTTACTAGTCTTTGTTGTACTAGTTTCATCGCTTTTTCAAGAAAAGACCTATGCTGCAGCAAATCAATACCTTCTGTTGCCGCGAGATCGGAAATAAACTTTTCCAATTGATCTACAATTTTTTGTTCTTGTGGTGTGAACTCGTTACTTGTATCTTTGATTCTTTCTCTTGAAGTTTTTATTCTTTGTGAAGAAGACATGGAGCCTGTCTTTAACTTTGTGGCATTCTTACCCCGAATATCAGACTGTTCTTCTTCCGCTTCTTTAAGAACTTCTCTAATTAGTTCTCTTAATTCGCTAGCCCTCATTTGGTCTCCATCCTTCTTTCCAACGTTCTTCCCTACCCTCAACCCACTTAATGTAGCACTTATAGCAGCATTCAAACTTTACAAGCGAGACATCATCTCTGGTTGAGTGTGAGAACGAACCACAAACAGGACATCCTGTCTTGGATTCTCTATTAAGTAGTTTTCTTGAAACCTTTATCCCATTTAGTTCTACTTTATCGTTGGCAGCGTCATTTTTCTTTTGTTTCTTGTAGAGTTCTCGCATCTGTTCCAGATAGATCTTCTCTTTGTTCTCGTCCCAATCTGCTTTGGGGTTCTGGATTGCTTCGTCGCCATACCTCTGTGCGATGGCTTGCTCTACTTTAACAATGTAATCTGGATCTTTGCTCATTGTCCCCACCAAACCTCTTCGCCCCTGCGATAAAATTTTGTTTGTTCAAACTTGGTTTCGTCTATAAAATGGTCGTCTCTGAATCTACAATAGTTGTTTGGCTGTAGAGCAAATTGACCGTCATTAAGAGAAACAAGATTTAATGGTTTATGTTCTTGTGGGTAGCGGTCAAAGCCATCGGTCCAGTCAATCATTATACCGGTGTGTCTTCCTTGCCACCCATAGCGGAATAGTTCAACCTCAAGACCTTCTAGATACTTTGCGTGCCATGCTTCTATATTTGGACCCATAGCAGTCCACGGAATTAAATCGTTGTGCGGCTTTTCTTTCCAAGTATCTGGTCCATGGAAATTAGATATTGCTTGTAGCGGTAAGCCAGACCAATGAGCACCACTTTCCAATAGAACATGAGCCATAGGAATCTGTCCCTCTCTGGAGTGTATACTGTGCCACAGAGCGTAAGTGTATCCTTCTGGCATTTTGGGTCCAAGATATTTATTATTTACCCAAACATAAATGTGAAAAGGAAGATTGGCGTGTTTCATTGAATCTTCTGCTCTATTCCGTAGTAGGTTGCACCGCCGAGAACAATACCGCCTGCAAACCATAGCCACTTACGATGTGGTGCGCCCTTCTTGATAATTGCTTGCTGTTTATTGATAACAAGATCTTTTTGTGCTATGATTTCTTTGTATTGCTGCTCAAGTGTTACAATTCTTGCCTCAAGTATATTCTTGTCAAGTTTGCACTGTGTATTCGCTTTGTCAAGTTGGTATTCTATCTCAAGGTCACACTTCATTTGCACTTCTTCGTGCTGTGCTAGAACCTCTGCTACGGCTGGCACACTAAGCAAAACGCCCTCGAATGGGGCGGGTTGATCTTCCGAGACAACTGTAAAGTCTTCGGCGCTTGCAGTCGAGAGCAGAGCAAGCAAAATTAGGCTATTCAACATATCTTAATCCATAGGTTTCTTCAAGGCGTTGTATAATCAGAGCCTTGTCTTGTTTGAACTCTTTTATTATAACTTCTTTTTCTGCTCTCGTCAAGTCCTTTATCTCGTCTTGTCTCGCCTCGTATTCTAATTCTAGCTGCTCCATCTCAATGCGGTATTGTTCAAGGGCTTCATCGCGTAGGCGCAACTCTTCGGTGTGGAGAGATTCTAAAGTGCTTATTTGATCTTTAAGAGACTGCTCGGCAATCTCGTGTGCTTTGATAATGTTGCGTACATCATACTGCGACTTGCCAAATACAACAAGAAGGAGAAGGACAAGTCCAATCTCCTTCCAGTGCTTTAAGCAGAATAATAGAATCTTTTGCTTCACTCAAGACCCTTAAGTTTTACAATAGCGTCAATTACGGATTGACCACCGAGATAGAGACCAGATATGATAACCCAGTCTGCTGATTCTAGTCCGCCCCACATCATAAGACCTGTGGCAGTAATCCATACTAATAGTTTACGAGAAGTAAGTTTTGAAATTCCCCAATCAAGTAATGCCTGTTTTTGTTCGCTACTCATCATTTAGCACCCATGTTCTTTAGTTGTTCATAGATAATACCAATAAGAACAGGTAGAGACATAACACCAATTAGTGGTGCCATCTTTTGTAATGCATCAGCAACAACTTGCATATTCTCAGCATTGATATTTTCGATGCCTTCTTGCATTGTACCGTGCGGTGGACCACCGCCTCTCATTTTACTCATCAATCTACCAAAAGCCTCATTTGCCATATCTTCAGGCTTCTGTTCGGGGCGTTCCATCATAATTTCTTTGATTATGTCTAGTAGATCATATTCAACTTCTTTTTCCAGATCTTCCATAACCATATTAAAGATTTCGTCGGCTTGTCTATATTCTTGAGGGTCTGGTACATTAAAATCTCTAAGGTCCTCATCGGACATCTTGAACATTTCTGCTTCTGCCATAATCTCTTCTTTGATTAGAGCAAGTAGCTCTGACTTCTTGATTTTCATTGCTGGTTCCTCAAAATTTTCATAACATACTGACCTATTCTGGATTCTTTGCCCGGCCCGTACTTTTCTTTAAAAGGCATTGTTTTATGAGCCTGAACTAGAGCATTGGTTAAAATATCGTTAACTTCTTCCGCCGTTTTTTCAGTATAATCAAGAACAGCCATAAATTCTTCTGCTGGGATTGAATAGAACTCTGCTGCATTTTGAATCAATGCCTTTTTGGCTGTCTCATCTCCACCAAACGATTCAGGTGGCATATTAGCAGACGGATCAAAGTCTCCTTGAAAGTCTCTAATTTCTTCTTTAATGATTTGTTTTAGTCTAGCCTTTGTAATCTTCATTTTTTATCCTTTGCGATCTTTGTCGCCGTTGCATACATTACACTTTCGGCGTCATCGCCATAACGTTTCTTGAAATCCTTCTTGGATTTCTTCATACCTTTAACTACTCTTTCCTTTTCCTTTTTTTCGCCTTTGGACAATTTTCTTTCGTTTAAAGAACCAGCATATTCATCTGGTGACTGCCCACTCATCCAAGCATCGTAAGGGTTTGGAGAGCTATCATCAATCTGAACACCCTTCTGGAAGACAACAGCAATCCACTTTTCAAAAGATATTCCTTGTCCTGCTACATCTTGTGCGGCATCCATCTTCTGTTGGTCTCTGAATTGTTCGGATTCTCTAACAGGCTCAGGCATAGGGCGAACTTTTGGTCTGTAAGCACGACCAAGCTGGCGCTGGGCGGCACCGATAGATAC